TACAGCTACACATGCAGCGATGAGCCGTTCAAGTCGTTCTGTGATCCGGCACTCTGCGTGTTGGCAAAGCATGGGATCAGCGACGATGCGCCGGATGCGCCACAGGTTGGTGGACTGACGATCATGCTGTCGGAACCACGGCTGTATTTTATGGATGTGAACGGAACACGGATCATGTTGTCCACAGAACAACTACAGAACCAAACACTGTGGCAACGTGCATGCATGGAGCAGTGTATGTTTATGCCGCCTACAACCAAGGCCAACCGCTGGCAGCAGATGGTCAATGGGTTGATGAGCCAAGCCACATACATCGATGTGCCGGAAGAACTGACCGTGGCAGGACAGTTTAAAGATTTGCTGCGGACGTATTGCACGAGCCACATTCGGGCGATGGCACCGGAGGAGATTGACATGGGTAAACCATGGACCGATGGCGGCATTACGAAGTTCAAGTTGGAAGGGCTGTTGGAGTTTCTGCACAACCGCCGCTTCAATGTTACCAGCCGTGGGTGGGTGACACAAATGATCCGCGATATCGGGGGAGACAGCGGAGTGCAAAACATTAAAAAGCGTGGCCCCAAGGGGGAGAAGCGGAGCACGGTGCGATGCTGGTGGGTTCCTGCGTTTGACGAAGAGGAAGTAGAATTGCCTGCAAAGGAGATTAGTAATGACATCCCATTCTAACAGATTGCTGCGCGTGGGAGAGGTGGCGGATATCTTGGGGGTATCGCGTTCATACGTTTACAAGCTGGCGCAAAACTCGACCAGTTTTCCAAAGCCCATCATTCTTGGGGACGAGAGCAACAGACGGTCATCGAGCCGTTGGGTTCTGACAGAGATAGAAGACTGGGTGAACACTAGGCCAAGGGGAAAAGAGTATGATACCGAAGGCTAAACTTATTCTGGGACCACCAGGTTGCGGCAAGACCTACCGTTTGATCGAGGAGATCAAAGACGCACTGGCACAAGGGGCGCACCCGTCACGCGTGGGGGTGATCTCGTTTACCCGCAAGGCTATCGAGGAGATGGTGACACGGGCGTGTGCCGAGTTCCAACTGGAGCCGAAGGACTTCCCGTTTATGCGAACGAGCCACTCGTTTGGGTTTCGTGGGTTGGGGCTACAGCCTACCGACATCATGAACAAGGAAGACTATGACAACATTGGGGCGATGGTGGGCCTGACCTTTGAAGGAAAGATAACCAACAATCTTGAGGATGGTATGTCGCTGCCTTCGATTGGAGGTTCGGGGGCCGTGTACCTACAGATGGTGGGCCGAGCACGGTTGCGGATGGTGGACTTGGACACGGAGTTCAACGAGACAGCGGACCGTAGTTTGTTTTACCCCAAGCTGCTGCAACTTCATGAGCAGATCGAAGAGTACAAACGTGCGGTCAACAAGTACGACTACGTCGATATGATTGACAAGTATATACAGGTGGGAGAACCCCCTGCTCTTGACTATTTGTTTATCGACGAGGCCCAAGACTTCACGCCGTTGCAGTGGGAGATGGCAGCAAAAATCGCTGACGCATCTGACCAAGTCTTTATTGCTGGCGACGACGATCAGGCCATCCACCGTTGGACAGGCGTGGATGTTAATGTGTTTAACACATGCACCAACCAAGTAGAGGTGCTTGAGCAGTCGTACCGGATCCCTGCATCTGTGCATAGGTTAGCCGTGGACATTTCCAAGAGGATTGATGATCGTCACATCAAAGTGTTTAAGCCCCGAGAAGAAGAGGGCATGGTTGAGTGGGTCACATACCTTGATGAAATACCGCTGCACGAGGGGTCATGGACTATTATGGCTCGGACCAACGGGTACGTTCACGACCTGGCAAAGCGGATCAAGGAGATGGGCTTCAAGTATTCGTTGAAGGGCAGACCCAGTGTGTCGGAGAAGCTCGTGTCTAATTTGTATACATGGGACGATCTGTGCGCAGGTAAGTCTGTGGGACTGCAAAGGATCAAGGACCTGTATTCGTCGGTCCCGAAGCAGGGGCAGAATGCTGTGGTCAAGCGTGGCTCGACACAGATGCTGGATCTGTTGGCCCCTGACACGGAGCTTGACATGGATCGATTGCAGCAGGAATTTGGATTGTTGGCTGGGCCAGAGCAGAGCGCGTATGAGGTCATGCGCGTTGGCGAAGCCGAACAAGACTACATCGATGCGATGGAACGACGGGGCGATGACTTGCTGTCAGAGCCAAGGATCAAACTGTCTACCTTCCATGCGATGAAGGGAGGCGAGGATGACAACTGCGTTGTATCCCTTGCGTCAACCAAGGCATGTGTGGAGAGCGATCACCCTGACGATGAGCATCGTGCGTTTTACGTTGCAATCACACGGGCGCGGCACAATCTCTACATTCTACAAAGCAACAATAATTACAGGTATACGATATGAAACGTGACGAGATACTACAGACCGCGCAGGCCCTGATAAACGGGGAACGAGCTTCCGAGTACGGAGACGCTAAACAAAACTTTCAGGACATAGCGGATATGTGGTCCGTCTTTCTGAGTCGCCCGATAACGCGCCAAGAGGTTGCGGTCTGCATGGTCCTGGTTAAATCCGCACGGCTAATGAAATCCAACAAGGAGGATTCATGGGTCGATATCTGTGGGTATGCAGCTTTGGGGGGAGAAGAATGAGGTACACTTGGAAAGTTACAGACGATGGGATGAATGTGTACGAGGACGGTGTTAGAGTAGCGAAGTTCGAAACGAATCAGTTCGTGCATATACTTGCAGAGTTGTCCTCGCATGTGCGTTGGCAGCAAGTAGAGAAAAATAAAAACAACTTCATTGAGAGCAAACGACAGCATGCAAAAGAATCTATTCGGGAGTGACCTACACCATCAGATCAAACATGAGTTGGATTTGATAGATGTGGATTGGAATATTCCACCGGACTATCCGGATCTGACCAGCTACAAAGATGTGGCTGTGGACCTTGAGACATACGACCCCAACATTAAAACACTGGGGCCAGGATGGGCGCGTAAGGACGGTCACATCATAGGCATAGCTGTGGCAGCGGGGGAGTATAAAGGCTACTTCCCAATGCGGCACGAGAACGGACACAACCTTGATCCGAGGATCACGCTCAAGTGGATCAAGAAGCAACTGTCTGTGCCGGATATGAACGTGATCATGCACAACGCGACCTATGATGCTGGGTGGTTACGGGCCGAGGGCGTGGAGATCAAGGGCCGGATTATCGACACGATGATTACTGGCGCATTGGTAGACGAGAACCGTTGGTCCTTTGGCCTTGATGCTATGGCTCGGGACTTTGTGGCGTTGCGTAAAGACGAGAAGCTATTGCAAGCCGCAGCAAAAGAGTGGGGCGTGGATCCCAAGTCCGGCATGTACCTGCTGCCGCCCAAGTATGTGGGGACCTATGCAGAACAGGACGCCGTGGCAACGCTCAAACTGTGGGATGCACTGAAGGTGCAGCTAGAAGAGCAGGAGCTATGGCACATTTGGAACATCGAGACTGACCTGATTCCGTGTATGTTGGACATGCGCAGCAATGGGGTGCGGGTTGATCTGGACAAGGCTGACCAAAACAAGAAGCTGATTCGCAAGCAGACCTCCAAGCTACGCAAGTACATCGAGGGTGAGGCTGGCATGGAGGTGGACATCTGGGCATCGGCGTCGATCCAGAAGATGTTTGACAAGCTGGGTATGGAATACCTTACCACGGAAAAAGGGGCACCGTCCTTTACCAAATCCTTCTTGAACGACCACCCATCCGAAGTCTGTCAGGCACTGGTTAAGCTGCGCGAGTTCGACAAGGCTGACTCTACCTTTATTGACAGCATCTTGCGCCATGAGCATAACGGACGTATCCATACGGAGCTTCACTCTACCCGCAGGGATGAGGGCGGCACCGTAACGGGTAGGTTTTCCTCATCGAACCCCAACCTTCAACAAATTCCTGCGCGTGATCCTGACATCAAGAAGATGATCCGTGGTTTGTTTGTGCCGAACGAAGGATGCCAGTGGGGATCGTTTGACTATTCGAGCCAAGAGCCGAGGTTATTGGTACACTTTGCGGCGTCCATGCCTGATTACATGAGGCATCATGTGGTTGATGGCATCGTTGAAGAGTTCAACACAGGGGACGTGGACCTGCACCAGATGGTAGCGGACCTTGCTGGCATCACACGGAAGCAGGCCAAGACTGTCAACCTTGGGATTATGTATGGCATGGGTGTAGCAAAACTGGCTGACCAACTTGGGATTCCGGCGGATGATGCGAAGTCTTTGATCCGTCAGCATCGGGACAAGGTGCCGTTTGTTAAACAACTTGCGGACGTGGCTACCAAACAGGCGTCAGAGAATGGTCAGATACGCACTCTGCTGGGCCGTAAGTGCAGGTTTCCGCTTTGGGAGCCTGTCACCTTCGGGGTAGGCAAACCCCTACCTCACGACGAAGCACAGAAGCAGTACGGCAAACAGATCAAACGGGCGTTCACATACAAGGCACTGAACAGATTAATCCAAGGATCCGCAGCCGACCAAACAAAACAGGCGATGCTTGTTTGCTACAAGGAGGGACTTACTCCTATGCTCACGGTTCATGATGAGCTATGCTTTAACATAGAGAGCCAAGAGCAGGCGGATAGGATTAAGGAGATCATGGAGAAGTGTGTGCCACTCAAGGTCCCCTCTAAAATAGACGTAGACATTAAACCAGATTGGGGAGAAATAGAATGATCGATCCGAACATGAAAAGCCTTGGCCTTAGAGAAATGCACCCTGCGCAAGTAGAAGCACTGATGGAGTTCGTAGGAATGTCCATCAACCTAGCTGCGTTGACCCGCGACAAAGAGATCGTAGAGGAAACAGAGACCGCAGCCGATGAGCTTATTAGATTGTTCGGCGGCAACGGTGTGCGCGTGGTTGTCGAAACAGACTACTGATTTGCGCGGCGGTTTAGGATCTCTTGGTTAGCAGCCTGAGATGCGGGGTCACCGCCCAATAAACTTGGGGCCACGGTCCGAGCACGTTCAACCAATCCTCTTGTAACATCCCGTCCTGTGTCGATCACCGCGTCTGCTGCACGACCGATAAAGGTTTCGCTGGGCTGTGGTTCGGGGACCACGGTCACACTTGTTTCCTCTACAAGTATCGGCGTGAACTCAGGCTTGCTCTGTATAATTTCTGTGCCTCGGAACGTGTTGCCGACTTCGTTAATTGCTCCACGAGGCAACCGTTTTAGGATCCTATTTTCTTTTTTAATGTTTACTTCGTTGTTTACTTCGCGAATTAAGTTACGGCTAAGTTTAATCGGAGAGTAGCGGTTATTCATGATCTGAGTTAATTCTTTACGAGACACGCCAGTGTTTTTAAAGGCCCTGTATACTTCACCAACAGTCATCCCTGCGGCTCTAGCTTTCTCAATCTTGTCCCGTAGTTCCGCTTGGTGACGACGACGTGCTTCGTTTGCTTTTACATATGCGTTGACGATATCTTCTTCTGTCGCATCGTTGTCGTCAGCAACCTTTGTAAAGATCTGCACTGCACTTGAACGGTTGGCAGAATATTCTCCGCCAGCATAGCCAAGGCTCCGATCCACTTTGAGCTTCATGGGACGCACACCGATCAACATGGTTCCCGCTTCTTCGGCTATTGTGTACGGGTCACCCTCTTTAGACGGCATGTCTGTAACGGCGCGTGTGGCGCGACCAGGAACAAACTGTCCGCCTTTGACTGTGGTGAACTGGTCTATAATACCTGGCATAAATGCGCCAGCTACATGGACCAAGGACTTCGAAAGTTTGTCCCCCCACATTTCACCTGTCTCATAGATTTCTGCGCCCGTCTGGGTTTTGCCATCCCGCATAGTGACATCAAACACACGCTCTGCTGCCAGTGCCTCTGATGCAAATGGTTCGGCAAACTTCTTAAATCCTTCCCAAGATGCAGCAAAGATCTGTTCTGCTTCGTTGGCTCCAACCTCGCCTTTCTCTCCATACACTTGCAGTGCCGCACGGGCGGGGGCCAGCATAAACTCATAGGGCAACATGTAGGATAGGTCAGCGTATTCGGCCTCGCCGTCCTTGAGCTTGCTTAAAAACATAAGCGTGTTGCCTTTGGTCCAGTACGGACTGTTCTCTGCCAGCAACTGCTCTTCTTCTGGTGTTACTTCAAGAACACTATGGGCAGCGTCACGCATTGCAATCGGCGCTACACCAGCCATAGAGATGTAGCCTGTCAAACGTTGCGCTCCGATCCCACGGATCTGACGTGCAAGAGCACGAGCCTGCTGCTCACCAAGAGCTTGGATCAGTTCTGGAGTAGCCTT